TCTTCTAAATCTTTTTTAGTCCAAGCAATATTATTTGGTTCATTTTTATAAGTTTGCATCCACGCTACTGGTTCATTGTTCATTTGGTTAGTCTTTCAAGGTTACGGTTGCTAGCTTCCTGGGTTCTCCATGCCTCAAATCTCATTTTAGCCGCTTCTAACTGCCATCTAAGCGCCTCTGCTTGTTCCGTTGCAGCTCCAATAGCTTTGCACAAATCTTGGTACTCTTGGCTGCGATAAGCCTCTCGCTCTTGGGCGCCCAAACTTTGTTCGTCTGTTTGCGCCATTTTAATCGCCTTAAGAGAACTTTTAAAAGTTTCAAGCTCTGCCAGTCTGCCCTTTGCAGCCGCATAATCTGGCGCTTTCTTGAAAATGAAGTCGATTGCGTCATTTGGGTCGTAGTCTTTCATTTGAGGTTCATCCATAAGCCAATTTGGGCTGCTGCGTAACCTAACCATATAAATGCGTTAGATGGCGAGCCTTTGAAGTATTGTGCAAGGCCTACTACTAAATACCCAAGCCCTGTTGCTGCAACAATGTATCTTTCAATATCCATTTACCATTCTCCCCTTTATTTCCTAATTCCCATTGCTCAACAAAGTCTGCAATAGTTTGTTTGTCAAAATTGTATTTAACTAAATATGCTCTAAATTTGTCTTTGCCCCATTCTTTTCTGTATTTAAGTAACTGCCTCACTTTGCACTGGTGCTTGTGTTGCTCCATATTTTTTAAACTTTTCTGAAATTATTTTAGGCACAGTTGTGTCCCAGTTAATGCTATGGTGCAGTCGTTTGTTACTTTGGCCCATTTGTCTTATTTTAACGCTAGACGGGTTATACAAAACAGTATAAAAACTTTTGACATAAGTGCCATAGTTTAAATAAATATCTGTCAAACCACCAGCATTTGACTGTGTTTGTTTTTGCTCTAGTCGTAATTGTGCAACAGTCATAAACAGGTGACCTCTAAAACCAAAGCTGCAATATGCGTTGACATCTTCGTTAATTCTGCCTACAAATTGAAATGGCCTGTCAGTTGAGCATAAAAAGCTATTCATTACTTTGCGTGAAATTTGACCATCTAAGTATGTTTTGCTTAAACCGCTGCCTGCGCCACCAATAAAATCACCACCTTGCGCCATGCAAATTGAAGTAAATGGCGTAGATTTGTAAAACTTCAACATAATTTCAAACACTTTGTCTAAGTTATTAACATATTTGTTAGTCACATATTTGCGCTCATTTGTGAATGACCAACGAAAATCTGTGTAGTCATCGTCTAACACCATGAAATATTTGCAACCAATACCTTTGGCTAAGTCAAAAACAGCGTTCCTAGCGTAAACAACAGCACGCTTGTCTGTAAAGTTGTCCCCTACATCAAAAGTCTTGGCCACCTCGTTTTTAGAGAATGTTAAAACTTCATTTATATAAGTTTTGATATATTCGCTGTGCGTTTTATCTTCGTCATCTAAGACTAAATAAATTTTGCCTGTATAACCCTTTTCACGCAGCGTTTTATAAGTAAAAACTCTGTCAGGGCGCGCATGAGTCAAAATAAACACGCAAAAATTAGTATTCATCTTTAGCCCAAACTGAAGGTTTATTGTTCCAAAACTTAACATCTTGAAATCTGCCGTAACCTAATTCACGCAATTTTTTGTTAAATCTTTTGGAAATGTCTTTTTGGTCTATCAATTCATTGCCATGCCTGTATGTTTTAAAATGACCTAATCCAACTGTGTTAAAAGAATTTGCAGTAATCAGCATATAAGGATTAAGGTCAGCAACAATTTCCTCTAAATGCTCTAAAGGTCTTTCAAAATGCTCAAAATATTCTGAAGCAAAAACAATATTTACAAAACCTAAATCTTTAGTGCTTTCAACCAACTCAAAACCATGTATTTTAGCGTGAAAAGCAGCAACATTCCATTGGTCTGTGTCTTTAAGCTGCGTGCCAATTACACGAATGTCAGGAAAACTAGCTTTAAAGTAAGAAGTAGTTAAAGCTGTGCCACAACCTAAATCAATTAAAGAAATTGACTCATTTATTAAAGGCATTTTTTTAATAATATTAGAAATATAGACTCTGCTGTATATGTGCCAGCAAGCCCATGCTTCCATTAAATAACGCTTGTCAGCATATACGCTGTAATCAGGCTCATTTTCTAAAGAATTTGTCCATCTATCCATCAAATATGCAATTGGATTTATGTCAGTTTTGCCTTGATAAAATTTAACTAATTGGTGCAATTCATCAACAAATTGGTCATCAACATCTGACCTAACCATTTTTAGTGTTTGTATAAATTCGTCAATAGATATTTGATTAGCTAGCATTTTGTTCATCCAAGTAAGCATTAGACAATTCGTTATTAAGCGTTGCAAACCCGTTTTCAATAGCTTTGTCAAAATCAACAATGACTAATGCTGATTGTTCCATTAAGTCTTGCATCTCAGCGTCAGAGTGTGCGTAGTAGTCTGCAATCTTTGAAAAGTTAAAAATAATATGACGCTGTGCAGCATAAATAAGAAATTTTTTGTCTTGCGTTGACACATTTGACTCATTTATGCGCTTAATCATTTGCATAGACTTCATGTGGTCAAATAACTCATACACGCTTGGTTTTTGGTATTGAGGTACATAAACAGGTACAGACACCTTTTTTGTGTACGCAGACTCAATAAGTGCTTCTTCATTGCTGTCAAATATGTCTAAAGTTGGTTGCTTAAACATTGCGAGCCTTTTTTTCTCTGTGTTTAATGATAAAGTCTTTCATCTCGTAATATGAGCCAAATCTAGCTAATTTAGGGTCTTTGCCTAATTCTGTCCTATACGCTTCTTCAATTTGCTCATTTGTCACTAATGCGTTTTTCTTTTGCTTTGCAGCTTGCTCTGCTACCCATTCTGCTTTAAAGCCTCGCCAGCCTCTTGCCGCACATTCAGCTAATGCTTGCTCTAAAGTCCAGTTAGCTTTTTCTGCTTCTTTAGCAATAGTCTTAATGACATTGTCAGAGATTACAGCTTTAGACTTCTTTCTTTGCAAAACAAAATCATTCCAAACTTCAAGTGATACGCCGACTGGCGCTTCTATAGTTTTTATATGGTTCTTGGTTAATGGTTCTTGGTTCTTGGTTGGCATTGGCTTAGCATTAGGGGGCCTATCGCCACCCTTTGCCCATCTTATAGCTGCGCCTTTGCGACCCCCATCCTGCATAGCATGGTACTTAGCAATTTCTTTGTCTGCTCTTGTATTGTGCCATTCATTGTCAATAAATTCAAAAAACTCATTAAGCAATAAATCTACAGTTTCAGAGTTTGACTTTACTTTTCTTGCAAGCATAGCAAGGTCATGAGGAAAAGCAGCCTCAGACTGGTAATACAAGTCCATGAGGCGTCTGTAAGCTAAATCTTCTGCATCGCTTAAATGGCTGGTGTGACTTATGTAATCGCCAATGTGAAAAGGGTAAAAATTCATGCTATAAGATAAGTGCATAGGCAAAAAGAGCGCCTAATACCGCACCCAATAAACACGCGCCTATAAAGTCTTTTACTGTAGTTTTCATGCTGTTTCTCCCACTTTGTCAAAATCATTCCATTCTTGCATAGCAGCTAATAACGCAATTTCTATTGTTTTGCCACCACCCATTGGCATCCATTCGCCATATGGCTTAATGTAGCAAGTAAATTCTTTTTCGTTTGTATCTTCATGCAAAGTTTCATAACGAAATTCATACTCAATTAATTGACCAGCCCAGTCTTGAAAGTTTTGTGTCATTTTGATTCCCCTTTTTGTTGCGTTTCGATGTATGTAGTTTCACCCAAGCTGCAACAAATTTTCTTGACCTAGGTCAAGTTTTTGAAAAATAATTTAATTTTTTTCTTGGTCGCCAAATGCGTTGTTTTTTGGCAACAACTCTGGCCATATTAAAAAGTAATTTTTGGGAAACAAATCCATACGAGTTACAAGCCCATGGCTAACTTCTTCTATTCTTGCACCTAACAGCATAAATTTATCAGCAGGTATTCCTCTAACGCGCCAATTAGAAACTGCCGCTGGGTCAACTTTGCACATTCTAGAAACTTTTGCAGTACCACCTAAAAGGTCAATAATTGCGCTGTCTGTAAGTTTTAATTGTTTGTTCATTCACAGAGTTTAACCTATATGTTGTTTATTTGCATAAAGTTTGCTTTTTTTGTTTTCTTCTGTTAATATTCTTTTATAGCAATTTCGCTATGTATTTAAGGGGAACTTAAATGGGTGAATTAAACCAACTAATGCTAGAGCATGAAGAATTTTTAGAGTCATCGTTAGATGACATGGAGTTTGGCGGCGAGTTAAGCCAAGAACAAGTTGACTGTATTCGTCAAGCCTGTGGCAAGCCACGCAATAGCCAAGTAAATCCTGTGCTGCGTGATGTTATCAATGACTTTGGCAGAGTCTTTGGAGGTGCAAAATGAACCAATCAGAATCTATTGCTAACCTAGCCAAAGCACTATCAATCGTACAAGGGAAACTGACCTATGCTGTTAAAGATTCTGCTAACCCTTTTTTCAAAAGTAAGTACGCTGATTTGGAGTCTGTGTGGGACGCTTGTCGCAGTTTATTGGCTGAAAACGGCCTCTGTGTTATGCAATTCCCTGGCACTTACTCAGACCTT